GCGGTGTTTTCCAGCTTGATTTCAGGTTGCAGAAAAGACGGAAAAGTGCAGATTTACGAGGTAAAAACCAGCGGCGTAATGTATCAGACGTCGGCAGACAACAAGCGGTTAAAAGAGCCGGTGAACACGGAAACCGTATATTTGGTAGTTGGGGGTGAGGAACAATGATTGCAAAAAGAAAGCCCCTTGTGTTACCAGCACAAAGGGCAAGCGGAATTAACCGCTAAGAAAAACCATTAATTAAAGTATATCACATAATATTGGAAAAATCAAGAGGTGATTTTGTGAGTAACGCAACAAAAATGTATGAACATATCATATACGGTGATGAAATTGTGGTATTTGAAACAACAAGGCATAAAGAACTTGAAAAGCTGTTCACCGGTTCGGTCAAGGCTATCAAAAACACCGTATCCGAGGAACTCAAACTGGCAATCGAGGCACTAAATGATATGGCGTTTGATTTGATGTATAGCGCTTACCACTGCGGCATAGCACGCGGCATTGAAACAGCCGTAAATTTGCAAGAATTGTTGGAGGCTCCGTGCAAAGTGGCAGAATTATCGGACAGTACTGCGCTCCCTCTAAATAAAGCCGAAGCGCTTGAAGTTAAAGCGATTAGCGCGTATTTAGATAAGGCGCAGAAGCCGGCCAAGGAGTGTGACTGATATGCCATACTACCACACCTGCCCGGATTGTGGTGCGAACCTTGACCCGGACGAGAAATGCGATTGTAAAGAAAAATTATATGAGGAGGATTTTACCCATGTTAGAAATGAAATTAACCATCACAGCCCCCGACCTTTCGGCGGCCATCAACAATCTTGCACAAACAATGAGCGCCCGCGTGCCGGGCTTACAGAATGGGACGTCGACCTGTGCGGAAGCTACCAACACTACCTCTGTGGGTGCTGACGCTGTGCCGGCGGCAAACCCTATTCAGGTAACTGGTGTACCAACGAGTGCGGTTCCTGTGGCGCCTGCCCCTACGTCGGTACCGGTTGAACAGACCGCGCCGGTTCCGACAGCAGCTCCGGCGTATACGCTGGAAATGATCGCAACAGCCGGAACGGCATTGATAGACGCGGGAAAAATGAAGCTGCTTACGGACTTGATTGCGCGCTACGGCATCAGCAGCATTACAGAGCTTGACCCATCGCAATATGGTGCGTTTGCTACCGAATTAAGAACGCTGGGCGCACAGATATAAAGGAGGATTAGACAGTGGACAAATTTGTGATTATAACCCCGGGATTAAGGGACAGTAAAAATAAAAATGTGATTCGGGTAACACCGTCTTGCTATAGCAAGATAGCCGAACTAAGTGACCGAACCGGTGTTTCAATGTGCAGAATCATTGGACAGTGCGTTGATTTTGCGTTGGACCATATGGTTGACGAGGAGTGTGAAGGATAATGCCGACACCGGAAAAACACGCTTTGCTGTCTGCGTCTTCTGCCTCCCGCTGGCTGAATTGCACAGCGGCCCCCCATTTTGAGGAACAGTTTCAGAAAACAACCTCGGAATATGCCGAGGAGGGCAGGCTTGCGCACAGTGTTTGCGAGCTAAAAGTTTTAAAAAAGTTTACGCCTATGAGCTCACGCACCTTTACAACCCGATATAACAAGCTGAAAAAAGACCCTCTTTATAACGTTGAAATGGACAAGACCTCGGAACTTTACATTGAGCATCTGACAGAGGCCGCAATGATGTATTCAAGGCCGCCGGCCGTGACCGCTGAGGTTGTCGTGGATTTTTCAGACTATGTACCGGGAGGGTTCGGCACCTGCGACTGCGTTATGATTGGCGGTGATACCCTTAACATTACTGATTATAAACACGGCAAAGGTGTTTTGGTATCAGCCGAAAACAACCCGCAAATGAGACTGTACGCGCTGGGTGCGCTGAAACGGTACCAACCAGTTTACGGCAATACCATAAAAAATGTGCGTATGACAATCATACAACCGCGAATTCAGAGCGAGCCCAGTGTGGAAACAATAACTGCCGATGCACTGATTGCCTGGGGGGAAACGATTCGTCCTATCGCGCAGCAGGCGTATATGGGGCCGGGGGATTTTCGTCCCGGCGAGCATTGCCGCTTTTGCAGAGGCAAAGCGCAGTGCCGCGCCCGTGCGGATGTAAACACCGCCCTTGAGGAGTTTAAGGACTGTGTGCCGCGAAACTGCAGTGCACCGTCTTATGGTGCCAACACCCTTACCGATGATGAAATCGGTGATTTGCTCGTCAGGGGAAAAGAGCTTGTAAAATGGTATAACGATTTAGAAGACTACGCTTTGCAAACAATTTTAAACGGCGGGCAGATTTCCGGCTGGAAAGCCGTTGCTGGCAGAAGCGTTCGCACCTTTACGGACCAAGACGCCGCAATTGAAGCGGTTCTCGCCGCGGGGTATGATGAGGCTCTTGTATATGACCGTAAGCCCAAAACGCTGACTGCGCTGGAACAGCTTATGGGAAAAGCTGAATTTATGGACAAGCTCGGCAGCTTTGTAGTCAAGCCGCTCGGCAAGCCAACTTTAGCCCCGATGAGCGACAAAAGAGAGGCATACAATCCTGCTGCGGCTGATTTTGCAGAGGCGGCACAGTCATCGGGTGGCATCGAATGAGCCACTTTGATGATATAGAAGATTACTACTTTGAAAAATACTATATAGACCAAAAAAGGAGAATGAAAACGATGTATCAGAATATTGCGACAAAAGTATTAACCGGAGAGGTTCGCCTCTCTTATGCAAATCTTACCGCGCCGCGCGCAGCACAGGACGGCGGAGAACCAAAATACAGCGTTACGCTGCTGATTCCGAAAACTGACACCGCAACAAAAGCGGACATCGACGCGTCGATGAAAGCCGCCTATGAGGACGGCGTGAGCAAAAAATGGGGCGGCGCCCGTCCGCAGCCCAAGGTTATCTTGCACGACGGTGACGGTCTTCGTCCGTCTGGCTTGCCGTTCGGCGACGAATGCAAGGGGTGTTGGGTTCTTACTGCGTCCTCTAAAAATAAGCCGCAGGTTGTAGGAATTGACAACATTCAGTGTGAGCTTGCACCGCAGGACGTTTACAGCGGCATGTATGCCAGAGTCACAATCAATTTTTACGCTTTTGACAGAGCCGGAAACAAAGGTGTTGGCTGCGGTTTGGGAAACGTGATGAAAACGAAAGACGGCGAGCCGCTTTCCGGCGGTGCTTCCGCTGTGTCTGACTTTGCGGATGTAGGTTCCTCTGTTGCCGGGCAGGATCAGCCCTGGGCGCAGCAGTCCCAGCAGTACGCCGCACCGGCGCAGCCCGCAAATGGCGTAAGGATAAACCCGATTACCGGACAGCCGATGTAACAATACTTATAGGAGGCAGATATGGATATAAAAAAAAACAATTATAAGACTTGACGGTGCGGTTACTTCATTATCCATGCTGATACAGACTTTCAGTGCTTTGGATACGGCGATGTCAAGCGGAGATTCTGTCGTAGGAAATGACGCACTGTACCATCCCGTGCAGGAACTAAACCGAATTGCCGAGAACATGGATGCACTGGTAAAAGATTTAATCAAACAAATCAAACAATAACACAAAAGGAGGCAAAGGGCGTGCATCATTTAAGCATTGACCTTGAAACATTTTCTACTGTGCCGATTGCAAAAGCCGGCGCGCAAAAGTACATAGCGAGCCCGGACTTTGAGATTCTGCTCTTTGCCTATTCTTTAGACGGCGCTCCGGTGGAGGTTGTGGACTTTGCCCAAGGGGAGATACTTCCCGCTTGGGTAGCTGAGGCCATAATCTCCCCGGAATACATAAAGCATGCGTATAACGCTCCCTTTGAGTGGGGCTGCCTGTCAAAATATATCGGCAGGCAGCTTCCGCCGGAGCAATGGCGCTGCACTATGTTTCACGGTTTATATGCCGGTTATACAGCGGGGCTTTCCGCCACAGGCAAAGCGTTGGGGCTGCCGGAAGACAAGCAAAAGCTGAACACGGGAAAAGCGCTTATCCGTTATTTTTGTGTGCCGTGCAGTCCTACAAAAACAAACGGAGGGCGCACGCGGAACTACCCGCGCCATTCTCCGGAGCGGTGGGAGCTGTTCAAAGAATACTGCAAACAGGACGTTGTTACGGAAATGGAGATTGAGAGGCGGCTTTCTGCAATCCCCGTGCCGGACTTTGTGCAAAAAGAATGGGAAACAGACCTTATTATTAACAGCCGCGGCGTTGCCGTTGACATGGATTTGGTGAACGGCGCACTCGATTTAGGGAACTCGGTTCGGTCACAGCTGATGCAGGAGGCGGCGCAGCTTTCCGGATTGGACAATCCCAACAGCGTTTCGCAGCTCACGGGCTGGTTTGAAACAGAAATGGACGAGGAAATTTCGGACCTTAGAAAAAGCACGGTTGCTGACCTGTTAGAACGTAAAAACAACAGCGGCACCGTACAGCGCATGCTCGAAATCCGGCAGGAGCTTGGCAAGACCAGCACCAAAAAGTACGATGCAATTGACGCAGCAGTTTGTCCGGACGGGCGTGTGCGCGGGCTCTTACAGTTTTACGGCGCCAATCGCACAGGAAGATGGGCCGGACGTCTGGTACAGGTACAAAATTTGCCGCGTACCTACACAGAGCCGTTAGAGCTTGCCCGCGACCTCGTAAAACGCCGCAGCCTTGATGCCCTAAAGGCTGTTTACGGCGGTGTCTCCGATACATTGTCGCAATTAATACGCACAGCGTTTATTGCGTCCCCCGGTAACGTTTTAATTGACGCGGATTTTTCAGCCATTGAGGCCCGGGTGATTTCCTGGCTTGCCGGCGAGGATTGGCGGCTTGAGGTTTTCCGCACTCACGGCAGAATATATGAAGCCTCAGCCTCGCAAATGTTTGGCGTGCCGCTTGAGCGTATCAAAAAGGGCAACCCGGAATACGCTCTGCGCGCAAAAGGAAAGGTAGCGGAGCTGGCTTTGGGATACCAGGGCAGCACGGGGGCGCTCATCAATATGGGTGCGCTTAAAATGGGTATTCCGGAGGAAGACCTGCCGGATATCGTAAACAGATGGCGTGAAACCAACAGGCGAATCCGGGACCTATGGTACAAAATGGACGCCGCAGCCGTGCAGGTAATTTCTCAGGGCGGCAGTGTGGGGCTTAATTGCCTTGTTATCGCCCGTGAGTTTGACTACAACCAAAATACCGACTGTATGACAATAACTTTGCCCTCCGGACGTAAGCTCTATTATATCGCTCCGCAGCTCGGCTTAAACCGCTGGGGAAACCCGTCCATTACCTATATGGGTGTGAACGATAAAAACAAATGGGGCCGCATTGAAACATACGGCGGCAAGCTTGTTGAGAATTGCGTGCAAGCCATTGCCCGTGACTGCCTGGCGCAGGCGATTGAACACCTGGAGGAAGCAGGGCTTCCCGTTATATTCCATATTCACGATGAAGTTGTAATTGATTGCCCGCCCGACGCTGCCACGCTGGAGGAAGTCGTGCGGATTATGAGCCGCCCTATTCCCTGGGCGCCTGGGCTCCCTCTGGGTGCAGACGGCTGGGTTGGCACGTACTTTAAGAAAGATTAAAACAAAGAGGTGCGTAAAATGGGTGTAATAAGAGAGGACTGTTACTGGTACAAACACAAAATGAGAGGGCAACGTGGCTGCGGCGTTTTAAACTGTTTGCAGTGTAAAAACGGTGCATGCAGCTTTTATGAAACCGAGGCTGATTATGAAGCGCGGCAGGATAAATTTGATGAGAAACAGAATGCAATTGCCCGTAAGGGACTATTTTTTCACTGAACACGATAAGGGGCGTTCAACGAAATGAAAAACAACAGAAAAATAACAATTTCAGCCGGCAGCAGCCGGCGTTCCACATTATGGACAGCCCAAACTCTGATGGTTTCGGAGCTGTGGAACAAACTGAAAACACCAACAAGGGGCACAGAAACCCTTGCAGAATATATGAGGCTGAAAAAGTCGCAGCAGGATGACTTAAAAGACATAGGCGGCTTTGTGGGCGGCAGCTTAAGCGGCAGCCGCCGTAAAGCAAACAGTGTGATTGGGCGCGACATTATCACGTTAGACCTTGACAACATATCCGCAGGGGGCACAGATGATGTGCTGCGGCGTATAGACGGTTTGGGGTGCGGGTATTGTGTTTATAGCACGCGGAAACATCAGCCTGCAGCGCCCCGGCTGCGCGTTCTCTTTCCGCTCGACAGAACCGTAACCGCAGACGAATACGAGCCCATTGCCCGTAAAATGGCGGCAATGATCGGCCTCGCGTTTGCCGACCCCACAACCTTTGAGGTTAGCCGCCTGATGTATTGGCCCAGCTGTTGTTCTGACAGTCAATACATATATGTTTATGCCGACAAGCCGTTTTTGCAGGCTGACGGACTGCTTGCACAGTACACAGATTGGCACGACGTTACGCAGTGGCCTGCTATTCCCGGACAGCAGGCGTTTACCAAACTGGCGGTAAAACAAGGCGACCCGGAGGGCAAAAACGGCGTTGTGGGTGCTTTTTGCCGCACCTATGACATACACCGTGCGATGGATGAGCTGCTCCCTGGTATCTATGAGCCCGCCAGCACCATGCCCGGCAGATATACATACCTTGGTGGTTCCACCACCGGCGGCGCCGTGCTGTATGATAACGGAAAATTTTTATACAGCCACCACGCAACGGACCCATGCGGCGGCAGGTTGGTAAACGCCTTTGACCTTGTTCGTCTGCACAAGTTCGGAGATAAAGATGACGAGGTGCAGGCCGGCACACCAACAAACCGTCTGCCCTCTTACACCGCTATGTGCGCCCTGGCTGTCGGCCTGGCAGATGTTTCGGCGCGCATGGCAAAAGAGGATTTTGAAGGGGTCAGTTCAGCCGAATCAAATGAACTGGAATGGACGGAGCAGCTTACCCGAAATCAGAACGGAGATTACCAAAAAACATTAAATAATTTAATGCTGATTCTTCAAAATGTCCCTGAACTTCATGGCTGCGCCCGTAAAGATGAATTTTCAAATCGAATTTACGCGGCTGAGGGGTTACCGTGGAGAACGGAAAACGGATACTGGTCCGATGCAGATACCACAGAGCTTAGAAAACACCTTGAAAAATGGTTTAAACCTTCAAAGCAAGATGTAAAGGACGCAGTAGTTGCGCTGTCTGTAAAACAGCAATTTCACCCGGTTAGAGACTACCTCAACACAATTGTATGGGATGGGACGCACCGGATTGATACTTTATTTATAGATTATCTCGGCGTGGCAGACAGCGAATATACAAGAGCGGTAACTCGTAAGGCGCTTGTAGGGGCCGTGGCACGTATCATGAATCCCGGCTGTAAATTTGATTATATGATTGTATTTGTTGGAAAGCAGGGACGTGGAAAATCCAGCATTATATACAAACTCGCCGGAGGCGATGAATGGTTCACCGACAGCCTTGTTACTTTTGATGGAAACAGGGCTTTTGAAGCCGTTACGGGTAAGTGGCTTGTTGAGGTGCCGGAGATGCACGCTTTTGATAAAACAACCATGAATCAGGCAAAGGCTTTCATATCAAAGCAGAGTGACTTTTACAGATCAGCATATGCTGAATTTCCCGAAGATAGGCGCAGACAGTGTGTATTTTTCGGAACCACAAATAATACCGATTGCTTACGTGATGAAACAGGAAGCCGGCGTTTTTGGCCGCTTGATACGGATGCTGTAGACAGGAAAAAGGATTTATTCACTGAATTGTCAGCGGAACGCGACCAAGTTTGGGCGGAGGCCGTATCCTACTGGAAAGCGGGCGAGCCGCTTTATCTGCCAAAAAGGCTTGAAGCAATGGCAGCGGAAAGGCAGGAGGCGCATCGGGAAACACACCCGTGGGAGGACACTATTAAGAATTTTGTGGCGCAAGACGTGCCTGCAGACTGGGATAATTGGGATTTGACCCACAGAACGATGTTTTGGGACGGACTTACTGCCGGAGATGTCACTCTTGTAGCAAGAACTAAAGTGTGTGTAAGAGAGGTTTGGCAGGAAGCTTTGAGAAAAGATATTGCCGCACTTGACCCTCAAAAATCTCGCGCAATAGCCGGAATTTTAAATCAGATTCCTGGTTGGAATAAGAGTGGCGCAATGCGATTTGGTAAAGCTTACGGTGTGCAGAAAGGGTATGCGAGGATTGTAACCGAGGTGTAACTGACTGTAACCGAGCACAAAAATCGGTTACGCGTTTGTAACCGATTGTAACCGAAAAAAATATATTCGGTTACGCCTTAAAGCCAGTAATATCAAGGGTTGTAACTGTGTAACTGTTGTAACCGAAATATTAAGACTAAAAATAAATAGAGAGATTAGAGAGAAAATATACCGCCTAATCCGCCTATTTGCGTGTACTCATACGCGTGCGCGCGAGGTTACAGTTACAAGGTCTGTTTTTAGGAGGAGAGATGTATGGTTTGTAAAAGAAAAATTTTTGTGTGGAAAAGGCTTACAAAGATTGGAGGACGACAATGCAGGAAAAAGAAGTAGAACAATACTTAAACAAAAGAGTTAAAAATGACTTGCGAGGTCTCTCCTTAAAATTCGTGAGCCCCGGTTTCAATGGGGTGCCGGACCGCATTATATTAATCCCCGGAGGCAGAGTGTATTTTGTGGAAACAAAGGCCCCCGGTAAAACAATGCGTAAACTGCAGAAATGGGTATGCGGACAGATTGAGAGTTTAGGCTTCGCGGTACTTACAATAGACACAAAGCAAAAAGCAGATGTTTTTGTAAAAGAGGTGTGTGAGGGTGGAATATAAACCGCATAATTACCAGGCGTATTGTATTGAACGAATTGTGAACGATTCTGCAGTCGGGTTGTTTCTTCGGCCGGGGTTGGGGAAAACCTCAATCACGCTTTCGGCGATTAACATACTGCGGTATTTTCGGTGGAGCGTCTGCAAAGTGCTGGTTGTAGCGCCGAAAAAGGTTGCAGAAGGCACTTGGAGCAAAGAGGCGGCAAAGTGGGATCATTTAAAGCACCTGCGTGTGATTACCGTGCTGGGCAGTGCATCAAAACGCGTGAAAGCGCTGAACACCCCGGCAGATGTTTATGTGATTAACCGGGAAAATATTCCGTGGCTGGTGGACTATTATAAACAGGCGTGGCCGTTTGATATGGTGGTGCTGGACGAAAGCACCAGTTTCAAGAATGGCAGGAGCAAACGGTTTAAGGCGTTGAAGCTGGTGCGCCGATTTATGAGAAAAGTTGTGCTGCTTACCGGCACGCCGTCCTCAGCAGGGCTTGAAGACCTTTGGGCGCAGGTGTACCTGTTGGATGAGGGGGTGCGGCTTGGTAAGACCATAACGCAATACCGGCAAATGTATTTTGACGCCAACACACACGGCGGGCATTTTACAAGCTATTCGCCAAAGGAAAGCGCGGAGGCTGCTGTTTTAAAGGCGATAAGTGATATTTGTGTATCGATGAAAGCTGAGGATTACTTAGAGCTCCCGGGGTGCATAGACCATGAAATCCCCGTTGTGCTTGACGGTAAAGCCATGAAAGCATATAAACAGTTTGAGCGTGATTTATTGCTTGAGCTTGACGAGGGCACAGTTACTGCCACGGCGGCGGGGGTTCTTACCGGCAAGCTGCTGCAGTTTTGCAGTGGCGCCATTTATGATAACGACAAAAAGGTTATACACCTCCATGATTGCAAACTTGACGCCTACATGGAATTGTTGGAGCGTATTGACGGCGAGCCCTGCATCACCTTTTATGGCTTTCAACACGATAAAGAGCGCATATTGGAGCGTCTTGCCAAAACAAAGCTGCGTGTGCGTGTGTATAAAGGCACAGAGGATGAGGACGACTGGAACGCCGGAAATATTGACGTGCTGCTGGTACACCCGTCAAGCTGTGCATATGGGCTTAACCTGCAGGCCGGCGGCCGGCACATTATTTGGTTTACGCCAAACTGGAGTTTTGAATTAAACGACCAGGGCAAGTGCCGTTTGTGGCGGCAGGGGTCGCCCTATGACAAAATTTATAACCATTTTCTTGTTGCACAGGGTTGTGTAGACGAAGATGTTTTAGATGCGATTCAGGAACGGGCAGGAACGCACGAAACCGTGATGAATGTATTAAAAGCCAGGATAAAAAAAGCAAAGGGGGCTTGATGATATTGAGCAATTATTATTGCCCTAAATGCGGCGGTATGGATTTTTTTATTGCTGAAAAAGGCCCGCATAAAGGGCTCTATTGTGCTCGATGCGGGAAGTGGATTAAATGGTTGGGTAAAAGAGAGTATATAAAATTTCATAACATGATGAGCGTGAAAAAAAAGGAGTGTGAACCGATTGAGTACGAAGGAATGGTTATCAATGGCGCGGAGTATTGACAGGGAGATAACAGCGTTGGAGCGGGAGCTATTATCCGCTAAGGAGCGCATGTTGTCTGTTACTGCACATTACAGCGACATCAAGGTACAGACATCGCGGACAAATAACACTGAGAACGCCACAGTAAACTACATGGAGTATAAAGAGCTGCTGGACAAGCGTATAGATGAGTTGTATGCAACAAAACGTGAGGTTGCGTATGTAATACATAAAGTTGGCAACCCGACCTACAGGACACTTTTGGAACTTAGGTATTTACGCTTTATGACATGGGAAGAGATTGCTGAGGAAATGGATTTAAGTGACAAATGGGTAAGAACGAGACTGCATTCAAAGGCGTTAAATGCTGTTGCAGGGTTTATTTTTTTGAAAAACTGAAAATAGTTCCTTGTAGTTCCGGTTTCATCTGTGATATACTGTAAACTGTAAAAAGATAATCAAAGACGCTCCCAATGTGGGGCGTCTTTTTGTTTGCAGATTAATTATGCAGTGTGCCGGATATAATCGCCGGCGGATGGGTTGGAGGGTAAAAGTTAGGTATGCGGAGGTGAACACCATGACTGATAGGCAGAGAAGATTCGCAGAAGAATATTTGATTGATTGTAATGCTACGCAAGCAGCTATCCGAGCAGGGTATTCAGAAAAAACGGCGTACTCAATTGGAGATGAAAACCTGAAAAAACCTGAAATAAAAAAATATATTGAAGAACAGCTTGAAAAAATCAGCTCAGAAAAAATTGCAGATGCAACGGAGGTCATGGAATATTTGACTTCTGTAATGCGCAGGGAAAAGATGGAAAATATCGTAGTAACGCTGACAAAAGAAAAGTCTAAATATGTAAAGGACGAAAACGGTACGCCGAGAAAACAGACTGTAAAAGAAGAAGTGGCACAGATTGTTGAAATACCGTCAAAACTGACAGATTCCAACAAAGCAGCGGAGTTGATAGGTAAGCGGTACGGCATTTTTACTGAAAAAATGAACGTAACCGGTGCAATCCCTGTTGTCATATCAGGGGAGGATGAGCTTGAATAGCAATGTATATTTGCCAAACGTGGTAGGGAAAGGGTATAAGGATTTTTGGAGTTTTAAAGGTCGCTACAGGGTTGTGAAAGGAAGCCGTGCCAGCAAAAAAAGTAAAACGTCTGCGTTGTGGTTTATTACGAACATTATAAAATATGAAGATGCAAATCTTTTGGTAGTAAGGCAGACAGGCAACACATTGAAAGGCTCCTGTTTTACAGAATTAAAGTGGGCCATAAATCGGCTGCAGGTAACTGAACATTGGAAGATTACCGAAAATCCACTGGAAATGACATATCTTCCCACTGGGCAGAAAATTTATTTTCGCGGTCTTGACGACCCGTTGAAAGTAACATCTATTACGGTTGAGACTGGCGTTTTATGCTGGATGTGGATTGAGGAAGCGTATGAAATTATGGATGAGCACGCTTTTGATATACTTGACGAATCTATCCGAGGAGAGGTGCCGGAGGGACTGTTTAAACAAATCACAATTACATTTAACCCATGGAACGAGCATCACTGGCTGAAGGCTCGTTTTTTTGATGTCGTAAATCAAGATATTCTTGCTATGACAACGAATTATATGTGTAATGAATGGCTTGATGAAGCTGATTTAAGATTATTTGAGGACATGCGGATAAACCGGCCGAAACGGTATGAGGTTGCAGGCTTAGGGAATTGGGGAATCACAGACGGCGTAATTTTTGAAAATTGGCGTGTAGAAGATTTGAGTGATGAAATCTCAGCTTTTTCAAACATTTATCACGGATTGGACTTTGGTGCAACAGACCCAAACGCGCTGATTTCCATTGATGTTGAAATGGGGCAAAAGGTAATATATGTATTTGATGAATATTATCAATCTGGAATTACGCTTGATGCTCTTTCGGATGAGGTAAACAAACGGGTGGCATCACGGTTTGTGACCTGCGACAGTGCAGGCAAGCAGCATATTATGGAACTGAATAACCGGGGCGTTTGGGCGCTTCCGGCGATTAAGGGGCCGGACAGCATTACGCACGGTATCCAGTGGCTTCAAGGATTTGATATTGTTGTGCATCACAAATGCGAAAACTTTATTAAAGAGATTAGCGCATATACGTGGGCGAAAGATAAATACGGACAATTTTTAGATAAGCCGGAAGACAGGAACAACCATTTGATTGACGCGCTCAGATATGCATGCGAACCACTTTATAATCAGGGACAATTGGGTTCTGCGAAAAGGTTGGTGTAGCGTTATGTGCGGTCATAAGTGGAAGCGGATAAATGACATTTTTGTTTGTGTGCGCTGTGGATTAACAAGAACATTTGACGGAAAAGTTATGTTTGACAGGAAACTGCCGAACAGAAAGCGAGGAAAAAATGAGAAATAAGTTTAATTTGTACCCGGATTTCAGCGCTGAGATTAAGGAGATTGAGGTAAACGGAATTAGTACCGGCCTGATTAATACGATTATTAACAAACACGCTTCCAACGCATCGTATAACCGCAGTTTATATGAGCGGTATGAGGTGTTGGAGGAGGGGGTTCCGATTTTTTCAAGGCACCCACGGTTTCAGGAAACCGGGGAACCGGAGCCAATCAACAATAAAATTAATAACGACTTTTTTTCAGAAATTATTGATTTTGAAACTGGCTATTTTGCGGGCA